TCATTAATTAATCTAGAAACATCTTTTAAAAATTATTTTGATAGGTGTAAAAAACAAAAGAAAGATCCATCAGTTGATGTTGGATATCCAAACTTTAAATCAAAACACAACAGTAAACAAACTTGTAGGTTTCCTGTAGATGCTATCATTGGTATCAAAGGTAACAGAATAAACATCATCAACAAACTTAAAGATATCCATTACAAATGCTCCAGACAAGACGAAATAGCTTTAAATAAGCTTCAAAAATCAATTAAATCTGGGACACTGAGCAAAGATAAAACTGGTGACTATTACTTCAGTATTTTGATCGATAGACCAACTAAAACACTGAACAAACCTAACAATGATATTGTTGGCGTTGACTTGGGAATTAAGGAATTCGTAATAACGTCCGAAGGACAACTTTACGATAATCTTCACTTCCACAAACGCCAAACTACTAAACTTGCTAGATATCAAAGATCTTTATCAAGGAAACAAAACAAATCAAACAATAAAGAAAAAGCTAGAATTAAACTAGCTAATCTAAACAAAAAAATAAACAACCAAAAAGAATACTATCTACATAGTGTAGTGAATCAATTACTTAGTGAAAACCAAACTATTGTAATTGAAGACTTAAACACCAGTGGAATGATGAAAAACCATAAGTTAGCTAAATCAATTCAAGAAACGAGTTGGTCTAGATTTAAAGAAATATTAACTTACAAAGCTAACTGGTACAACAGAGAAATCATTACAATAGATAGATTTTTTCCTTCAAGTAAACTATGTAGCCAGTGTGGTTATAAGAATGTTGATCTTGTGTTAAGCGACAGAGAATGGAATTGTCCATCGTGCGGAACGCACCACGACAGAGATATTAATGCCGCAGTGAACATTAAAAACGAAGGAATTAGGTTGAAAAAGATAAATAGGGATGAGTTAGACCGAATTAACGCTTCTGGAGTGCAAATCATTAGATCCACTAAGATAGAAGAAACTAATTGTAAATCAATTGAAATAGTTGATCATTTTTCATAATGATTCATCATTTTTCATTGGTTTATATAACTATTCAAAAAAACAATTTGATGGATTTACACACAGATTTATTGTGAAATTCAAAGTAGATGAAGATTGGAGAAATGATAAAAATATTACTCTATATTCAAATTCAGATAGTTATCAAAATTTAGAATATTTTCTTAATGCTAAGAAATCAGATAAAGTAGTATCGTTTAAAATCGAACATCGAGAATCAAAAGAACAAGACGAAATATCGTCCAAATTTATTGAAGAACTGTTAAATACTGATAATGTTAACACATCAACTTCGGATTTGTTATGAAGATTTTATGATGTCAAAATTTTAAAATCGCTTAAATAAAAAAGCAGAATATTGTTATATTCTGCTTTTTTTACTTTCAATAATAATTATTAATTTACAATATACGTTAAATGACCAGCATGTTGATTATTATCTGAACCAATATAAGTATAATATATTTCAACACTTTCTAATTCATTTTCTAATCTTTCAACTTTACCAGTTGTTTCGTTTATTTTCATGTTTTCTTTGTAATTAAATTTAACTGCTGGCTCTTCACCTAATATTGATTTTAACCCAATTTTGATATCTTTTGTTCCAGCATGATTTAAATTAATGTGATCATGAATATAATTATTAATCGACTTTTCTTTAAACATTTTTAAATCATCCATATCTTTAATTTTTTTTTATATATTATTTTTTACTCGTTCTATTTTAATTTGGATATTTTTTCTTTTCTTCTTCGAATTATTTCGTTTCTTGATATGATATTATACGCAAATATATTTCCAATTGGTGCGGACATAGGCTGAACTGAAACTAAATCTATTCCAATAGTTTTAGCTGCAATTTTTATTGATAATGGTAATAATGATTGGTCTGATTCTCTAAACCAATCTCCATCATTAGAGTCTTGAACACAACATAGAAATTTATTCGTAATTCCTGAATTAAACATTATTTTAAAACTTCTTTTATATCAGTGATATATGAAATTAAATGTATAATAGGATCTATCGTTTCAGTATATCTTTCATTATATCCTCGTTGTAGGTTTACTAATGATGCACCAGTTTTTATTAATTTATCACTATCTATACTCATTACACGATTAAACAACGGTCTACCCAAAGCTTTCATTAATTCTAATGGGTTATCTTGAAAGTTATTACAAACGAAATTATAATTTTCTTCTATGTTATTTTTACCATCTAATACAAATTTAAAAATGTCATCATAATTAGATGTTGACATAGATTGAAATTGCATTGTATTTTTTGTAATAAAAATTTCTTGTAGTTTTTGAACTGCACTTCTTAAGTCTGGGAAGCTCAACATTATTAATTTTCTAATTTCATCATCAGATATCGTTATTTTTGCGCTATTAGAAATAGATTTTAAATATTTAAAATACCACAATTGTAGATATTCTTCTTCTTCTTTTGTTTTTGGATTAAAATCAACTTTAATAAATCTGGATAGTATTTTATCATCTATTTTTTCAATATAGTTTGTAGTTAATATAAATCTGACGTGTTGATGTTGATCTGAAAATCCCTTTAGTGCCTTTTGGTATTCATCTGATACACCATCAAATTCATCAAGAAAAATCGTTTTTTGTGCGTTTTTTGGTAAAAATGGATTCAGGCTTTTACAATGAGTTTTTAATTGATCTCGTAAAAAATTTATACTCGTATCTTGGGATGCGTTAAATTCCATATTATCTGTTTTATCACATAATATTTTTGCTAATGTGGTTTTACCTGTTCCCGCAGAATTACTATAAAATATCATATTCGCAGTTAATCCATCTTTAACCAATTCTCTAACTCTTGGGAGTAATATTATTTGCTTTAAACTTTTTGGCTGGTATTTATACCAGAATAATTCATTTTTCATATCTATATTTTATAATTTATATCTATTATATGTTTAAAAAGATTAAATGTTTAAAACTATGTTTCATTAAAAAGATTAATTTTTAAATTTCATTTAATTTCATTAGTTTATTTTTTCGTAATTCTGATAAACTCATTATGTACATTTGGTGAATTTTATTTGTACATTTAATTGGAATAACTTTATCCAAAACCAAAAAATTTCCATCTATATTTAAAATTGTATATGTTTCGTTATTATACCATCTTAAATCTGCCGCCACATCTTTACTCATCTTTACTTTCTGACCAATATTAAATTTCATTATTGTAATTTTTGAAGTTTAATTTTTCGTAATATTTGTATATCTGTAATTTCAACAATTTCATATTCATATATTGTTTTTTCATTACGATAAGGATATTGTATTAGTTTGACTACTATTTTTTCACAAGATTTTTTATATTTCCAAACTTTTGCTTTTTCAATATATTTTGTTTTTAATTTACTATAGCCTAATGATGTATTTCTCACATTATGTAAGAATTTATAACTGTTATCTGGTAGAAATATTTTAATTATGAATTTTCTTTCAGTCATTTTTAGAATATATGTATTTTATAGCGAATAAAAAAATTATATATAATTAAAAATAAAAAGTTTAAATGAATATAAACGAATCATATAATTATGATGATAATTTTGTTAGGATGACTACTTTAGCATTGTGTAAGACATTAGGAACAAAGGTTAGATGGATTAATAGATGGTCAGATGGAAAAAAAATTAGAGTTTTGATTCCATTTTATACATCTTTTGCTGGTCAAGAAAGATTTATGCTAGATGCATTTGTTGATGATACCGCAAGTACACGAGTAGAATTAAACACTGATCAAAAACAAAGAGGTATTGTGACATTTAAAGGTGGATCACAAAGGGACGATGAGGTTGCTAACCCTAATCAATATTTATCCAAAGAAACGAAGATAAATGACCAATTTAGAACTGTTGTTAGTAGAACAAAAGCTGTGCCTATATCATTAAACTATGATATTCAAATAAAATTAGATAATGAATGGGAAGTAACAACTTGTTATACAAAATTGTTAGATGTTTTATATAATTATAGATATTTTAATATTAGTTATTTTGGAATGAAAATAGATGCATTTTTCAAACTACCTAGTGATTCTGGAATTGAAATCCCAAGAGAAATAAATATAAGTTCTGAAGATTCTCCAAAAATAAATTTTTCATTAGAAATTGTTACATATTATCCAGTGTTTACAGCACTAACAGACGATTATGAGATATGTGATAATGATGATAAAATAGATTGGGAATTTTTAGGAATAGAAAGACCTGATGGTAGTGGAGTTCCTAGTTCTATGGGTAGCTTAAAACGAGTGCATTGGTATCATAACTTAATAGATAATAAATCTACACAACAGATAATATCAGAAAAAGAACAAGAACGAGATTTTAATAATGAAATAAACGATATGGAATAGGAAAAAGAGGATTAATCCTCTTTTTTAATTGTTCTCATTTTATTAAATGGTTTACCATTAATTGTAATATCACCTTTATTGTTGGTGTTTATAGATTTAACTTTGATCTTCTTATTTTTAAATTTTCCAGACAATATTTCATCATCAAGGTTAATTCTCATTTTCGTTTTACTATCAACTTTCACTGTTAATGATGTATGTTCTTCAAAAGTTTTTAAGTTTTTCATATATTATATATTTTATTTTTAATATCATTTTTGAGAAAAAATGATATTTTTTATTTAATATATAACTTAGAAAAATATTTAAAAAAACTAAAACCGTTAAGATGGTAAATGTTTTCAAAAAAAAAATAAAAATGAAATATGAAAAATTTAAAACTAGATTTATTTAATTTTAAGCGTGAATTACCAATGGGTGATGACTATGAATTAAATATGATTACTGAAAGATTTATTAATAACTTTGATAAATTTTCAGAAAAAGAATTGGTATATTCTTTAAAAGAAGCTTTTTCTCAATTTGCATATGATACTAGAGTAACTAAACTTGTTGAGTCATTCGAAGAGGAAATAAACAGCGAACCTTTAAATTATAATTTAAAAGACTTATACAAAAAAGTTGAACGTAAAAATTATGGTCAGATGTATCGCCCAGCATTAAGTTCAATTTTAAATATTATCAATTTACCTGATAATGATCAAAAAATGTCCTCTATTCTTAACGAATTAGTTATTCATGATTGGATTCCAGAAGTTAAAATGTTTTTAGATGGTTATATGAATAATCCTATTCAAAGACAAAATTTAAGAAACTCAGGTAAAGCATCAAGAGTATTTACAATAGTAGAAAAAGTAGAAGATGGTAATTTAGTATTTATGAAAGATCGTTGGTTCCTAATCAATAATGATGGCATTAAACAAACTCTTTTAGAAAATCACGTTAAAGATATTGAAAAAATTAGAGAATTTAGAATTTTAGAAAAAGTTATGACTATTGGATATGTAACTGAAGATTCTATTTCTTTTAGATTAGATGAAAATTTAGTATTAAGTATTTCAACTAAAAATGATAAAGAGGTATTCTTAAATGAAGAAAAATTGGATAAAGAAACCACATTAGAAAATTTATTTAATTCTAAAATTATTCCTTGGTTAAAGAAAGATTATTATGTGCTTTCAACTACTGCTGCAAATAATATTGATAAATTTGTTGATTTAGATATTGCATTAAAATTAGAAAATGCTCTTCATCCCCACTTAGAATGTTATGTTTTAAATTATAACGATAAAATGTATGTATATAACAATGACGCAAGAACAGGATCAGCATTTTATGAATATAATTCAGCTAATGATATGATTAATGATATTCAAAAAGAATTGGATTATGATTTAAGTAAATTTTTAGATAACAAATTATCTAAAGAAGTAAAACATCTAAGAACATTAGAAGATAAAGAAATGGAAATAAAGGAAGCTATTAAAGAAATAGACGAAGGTATTGCATTATTAAAAGAAGATGAAAAATTATTAAATGAAGATGACGGTTTGAAAAAAGCATTTGAAAATTTATTAATTTCTAAACATGATCTTTATAAAAATTTAAAAGCTATAAAAGAAGATAAAGTTAAGGCTAGACGAATGATATTATAAAACTCAAAACACTAGAAAATAGGGGATTTTAGTTATAAGATCCCCTATTTTTATTTATGAATGGATTCAACGCACAGTGATGAATTATTTCTTTTTTAAACTTTTTTTATTTTATATAATATATATTATATAAAATAAAAAATTAATTTCATGACCAGATGGAATAAAAATAATTGTCATCAAGAAGCATTAAAATATTTATATAAAAGGGATTTTAAAAAAAATTCATATGGAGCATATCAAGCAATGTATAGAAATAAATGGCAAGATGAAATTTGCTCACATATGATACCATTGGGAAATGAATATAAAAGAATGATTTATAGAATTATATTCCCTAATAATGTATGTTATGTAGGTTTAACTAATGATATAAATAGACGAAAAAATGAGCATTTTAATAAAGGTGTAGTTTTTAATTATATTAACACATCAAATCTAATACCAATCGTTGAAACATTAACTGATTATATTCATGTGGATGATGCAATAATATTAGAGGAATATTGGAAATTAAAATCTGAAGATGCTGGTTATGTTTGTTTAAATTCTGCAAAAACTGGAGGTCTAGGTTGTTCAGATGTAAAATGGACAAAAGATAAATGTAAATTAGAAGCATCTAAATATTTCAGCAGAATAGAATTTCAAAATATATCTCCTTCTGCATACAATTCTGCTAGAAAAAATAAATGGATAGATGAAATTTGCTCACATATGACAATATTGCGTAATAGTTGGACTAAAGATGAATGTAAAATGATTGCGATTAAATATAAAAATAGAGGATCTTTTTCAAAAAATAATCATAAGGTGTGGGATTTCGCAAGAAAATATAATTGGTTAGATGAAATTTGCTCACATATGATAATATTACGTAATAAATGGACTAAAGATGAATGTATAGTAGAAGCATCTAAATTTAAAAATAGAAACGAGTTTAAAAATAATAACAACCCAATGTGGCAATTCGCAAAAAAACATAATTGGTTAGATGAAATTTGTTCGCATATGATATTATTACGACATATTTGGACTAAAGAAGAATGTATAATTGAATCTTTAAAATATAAAAATATAACCGAATTTTCAACAAATAACCATAATGCATATGAATTTGCTAGAAAACGTAAATGGTTAAATGAAATAAAAAATAAAATAAAAAATAAAAAATAAAAAATAAATATGGCAAAATATATTGATGACGATCATTTCTATTATGAAATTATTTTAAGTAAGGGTAAAGGAAAATTAACAAGAAATGCGGAAAGAATGATAATTAAAATTGGGGAAGAAATGATCAAAAAATTTGAACGAAAATATAATTCACCAGATGACAAATACGATTGTATGCAACAGGGTATGTTAATGATGCTATCAAATTGGGCTGGGTTTAATGAAAAGAAATATTCTTCTGCGTTCCCATATTTTTCTGAAATATGTAAAAGGGGAATTGCTGGGGGGTTAAATGTCATTTATCAAAAGAAAAATAATCAAGATACACCAAAAATGGTTAGTTTAAGTCATTCTAACGATGGAAAGGGTTTACATAATATTTAATATTAGATAATTTAAATATAATATTTAGTTTAGATATTGATATATTTCAAATATTTATATATTGCTGAAAAAATTATATCTAATCTCTAAAAAATATTTAGAATACCAAAAAATTTATATATATAATAAAATGTGAAATTATGGCATTAAAAGATTGGGTTAGACACGAGGGGGAGATAGCTTCTACACCAGCTCCAACATATTCATATAATAATGATGAATCTTTTATCATGTTAGTTAGAGACATACAATATCAAGATGTTAAAACTGGAGGGTATAAAAAATTCCCAACATTATATGATGTTGCTATGGCAAATGGAGGCAAAACGTATATTCCTGTTACAGATAATACAAAATTAGTACAAGATCCACCTAACCCGAAAAACTTTAGATTTTAAAAATGGCATTAAATCCAGCACCAATAAATCCATCACCATTGGGATCACGTAGAAATAGAAAGACGGGAAAACCTAAATATAAACAAGGATATTTTATTCCTCAAAATCCAAATAAATATGTCGGTCAAACTCCAATAGCATATCGTAGTTCTTGGGAACAAGTGTTTTGTAATTGGTGTGATTTAAATGAAAAAGTCGTAAAATGGAGCACTGAGAGTATAGTTATACCATATCAGATATCAGAACTTGATGGGACTGTTAAAAATCATAGATATATTCCTGATTTTTATGTTGAGTTAATATCGCCAAATGATCCAGAAAAACATGATAGAATGGTAATTGAACTAAAACCATTTAAAGATACAAAACCACCAGAACCACCAAAAAGGGAAACAACTAAAATGTATGAAAATTACGCATACTCTATGAAAACATATAAAACTAATTTATATAAATGGGCATATGCTAAAGATTGGTGTGAAAGAAGACATATGAAATTTGTTATTATAACTGAGAACGATTTGATAAATAGAGGCATATTAAAAAATAAAAGTAAAAAATAATGAATTTTTCAGATGAAGTTGCAGCATTATATTTTCAATATAATAAAAATATTAAGCTTATTCGAGACGAATCGACATTGATTATCTTTAACCATATATTTAAAAATCCTAGTCATCAAGTTGGATCGTCTAATGTGAAATTGATGCAAATTGGAAAATTCTATGTAATTAGATATAATTACAATGGAAACAAATTATGGTGTCCAATTATAACTATTCCTCCAATACCAAATAAAAATGAAGAAGGTATATTAGAAAAACAATTAAAAATAATTAACAATAAAAATATATTATATGCTTTAAATTTTGATTATTTACCTACTCAATATAAGGTAACGTTAATTGATACTATTATAAAAAATAACCAAACAAAATATGATAAAAATAAAGATAAAATTGATGCTGGTGGAACAGTAAAAGAAGAATTTAATTTTAAAGTTAATTGGATTTATAACTTCCTTAAAGTTAATGGACAGAAAAATTATGCGATTACCGCTTTTGATTTATCTAAGATAGATCAAGTGTTTGAAATATCATCTACAATCTTAGATAGATTTGTTTTTATAGATACATATTATATCAATAATAGATTAATGTATGACACATTAAGTCAAATAGAAGATGAAAACTTAAGATTAGATTTTACCCACAAAATAAAAATGTATGAAGGTATATTAAAAATGTATGAGGATGATACTGAAAATTTTTTTAAAGCACTTAGGAGCTTCGAAAAAAGTTTAAAATTGTTAGATATTTAATTCGTCATACCAATACCCAAATCTGCTTCAGTACAAGTTTTCATTTCTGCTGATGTGTAATTTAAAAATGTATCACGCATAATTATCAATTTTTATGCAAATATAACACTTTTTTTCTATTAAAAACAAAAGGAGCGAATATTTTTAATATATAAAAGAAAAATTATAAATGGCAACATATAATAGGTATAATCAACCAAACTCGATGTATGAATTTGGTAGAGGTAGTACAGGTAGAGGTTTTAGTAGTAAGTTATTAAGACGATTAAGTAATTTTGGAATGGATGAACAAGAAATGGTTGTTAAAAACAGTCAAGCGATTGGGGCATTTCAAGATACAACAAATTTACTATATGAACCTGGGACTAATATGTATGATTTATTTTCTAAAAAAGTTATTTCTAAGATATTAGAAAAAAAATCAATAGCTTATTTAGATCGTAGATATTTGGACAAAAGAAAAATATTACATCAATATGCAATTAAAGAGGAAATTAAAGATTATGTAACAAGAATAGCAGATGAAGCTATTAATTATGATGATAGTAATTATTTCTGCAAAATTTCGGATCTTCCAGACCAATATGACCAATCTGTTAGAATTAAATATCAAGAAAATTTTAAACGAATATATAATGCATTTTCGTTTAATGATGGTTTAACTGCATGGAATTATATGAAAACATTTTTGATCGATGGATTTTTAGCATTCGAATTGGTTTATGATGATAATCAAAAAAATATAGTAGATTTAAATTTATTAGATCCTCTAACATTAATTGTTGCCGCAGAACCTGGAAGTGGAACGGTTGTTTGGATTCAAAATCCTGATATTCCACAACTTAGAAGGGTTCTACTTGATGCTAATATAGTTTATATATCATATTCTAATAATTTAGATTATGATGAAACATCATATGTAGAAGGTCTCATTAAGCCATATAATCAACTTAAATTATTAGAATTTACCAAGTTGATGTATAATTTAAATCAAGCTACAATATATAAGAAATTTATTATTCCAGTTAATGGTTTAACAAGACAACAAGCAGAACAACAAATTGCCCAATTAATGAGCGAATATCATGAAGATGTTCAATGGGATGATCGTACAGGTATACCTTATATTAATGGGTCTACTAAAATTCCACATTCGAAAGATTATTGGTTTCCAGGTTCTGAACTTGGTACACCAGAAATGGATATAATTCAACCCCAACAAGCTGAATTAAATGAAGACACTACACTACAATGGTTTTATAAAGCGTTAAAAAGAGCATCAAAAATGCCATTTAGTAGGTTAGATGAAGATCAAGGTGGTGGAAATTTTTATGATGATACTGCATCTATTACAATGGACGAAATTCGATTTAAGGATTTTGTTAGACGACTGAGAACATTATATAAAGAAATTTTAATTAAGCCATTAAAAATACAAATGGTTTTAGATTTCCCTGAATTGGAAAAGGATAGATTGTTTGATAGTTTTATTAATTTAGAATTTAATTCAAACGATTTATTTGAAGAATGGAAAAGATTAAATAACCTTGCAAAAAGAGCAGAAATTGCATCAACCTTATCTAGTAATTTACAAGACGCTGAGGATCAGCCATATTTAAGCATTGAATGGATAGTTAGAGAAATTATGAAATTTTCTGATAAAGATATAGAATTAAATAATAAATATAAACAAATGAGTGGTCGTGCTAGTGCTGGTGGTGGCGGTGGCGGTGGCTTCAGTGGAGGCGGAGGTGGAGAACCTATGGGTGGAATGCCTGAAGGTGGTGATATGGGTGGAGCCCAAGACATGGGTGGAGACCAAGGTGGAGCCCAAGGTGGAGACCAAGGTGGAGCCCAAGACATGGGTGGAGCCCAAGGTGAATTTTAAACAAAAAAAAACCATATTAATATGGTTTTTTTTATGAAACCAAAATAAAATAATATATAAAAATAAAATAAAAAGCAATATGGCAATAGATAGAAGAATAGTTTCCATACTATATTATAATGGAATAACTGATGTTAATGAAATAGACAAGTTTATTGGTGAATCGAATGGATATTATCAAGTGGAAATAAATGGTGAAATTAAAAATCTTGAAATACCTGGATTTCATTACAATGAAAAACTATCAACAGAGGAAATAAAAGATGATTTTGGTGTAGATAAAATTATAATCGATTATTATTCATCTGATTTTGATTTAGAGATTGAAAATTATAAACAATTCAAAGTTGATAATATGGATTTAAAAATAAAAACACCAGAAAATGATAATTTAATAATAGTATCAAAAGAGGATTTTAAAGAATCGTATGGGGAAAAATTACCAAAAGAAAAAGATTTATTATTCTTTGAACATTTTTATAGAGTGGTAAATGTTAAAGATGTAGATTTAAATTATGAATTAATAATTGAAAAATATGATCCAATTTTTAATGAAGCTTCAATAACTAACATAATTGATAATTATGATAACCACTCAATTGAAGATAATTTAAATTTGGCTATTAATGCAGCAAAAGAAAACACAAATTTTAAAGTATCAACATTTTCAATTGAAAAACAAATTGAACCAATTGAAACACCAAATGAAACACCAATTGAAACGCCAATTGAAACACCAATTGAAACACCAATTGAAACACCAATTGAAACACCAATTGAAAAACCAATTAAAAAACCAAAAGAACCTACAAAAAAAACAACAAAAACTACAACTAAAAAGTCAGAATCTGGCATCATCGATATTATTTAAAGAGAGTTTTTAACTCTCTTTTTTTATTTTAATTTTAAATTTTAAATTTCCAGAATCATAAATTCTATATATTTTACGATCTAACATAATTTCGTGTTCGGTTTTATTTGGATCAAACCCTTGTTTTACTAACATATTTTTTCTATAATTAAATCTATGTTTTCTAACACCAGATATAATATAATAATAATTTGGTTCAGTTTTTCCTATAAAATCAAAACCCAATGTTTCATATAATTTACCTTGACTGTTGCATCTATCAGCATATGTCGTTATTTCTTGTGGATTATAAAATTTAATGAAATATTTAAATAATTTAGATGCGCCACCTACAACATTAGTATTTAATTTATTACAAAACCTAAGTAATTCATATTCATTTTCATTAGTTGATTTTTTACCCATAGCTACTCTACGTTTACCATATGTCATCAAACTAACTAATTCATCATTATAAAATAATCCAATTTTAATTTTTGATCCAACAAAACCTTGTATGTGATTCGTTTCTAGAAACAATTTAACTAGATTATTATCAAAAATCTCTTTAATTTCAGTTTTTCTTGCAAATATTTTATTTTCAGTTTTATTTAATTTATTTAAGATCATAGATTTAACTATATCTTGTTTATATAACCAATCATCCTCATAAATATGAATTAATTGTATTCCTTGTTGTTCACATAATTCAGTTTTATTTAAATGATATTTTTTATGAATATTATTTTCATTGTGCCAAAATAACCCGTTAAATTCAAAGGCGAGTTTTAAATCTGGAATATAAATGTCTAATTCGTATGGTTTAATAATGTTTCTACACGAACTTATTACATCTTTATCATAATTACCTATAATAAAATTATTTAAATTTCTTTCTAATCCAGATATATGAGTCGATCCAATAGGTGAGCATATTGTACACAACTCAACATTTAATTTATATCTAGTATAAAACGCTTTTTTATTGATTTGAAAATTAGAACAACATTTGTCGCAATAATATATGAAATTATCACCATCAATATTTATTAGATTTGTATATTTATTTTTTAATTTTTTCAAAATACCAACATTTATATTTTTCTTAAAATCATTATGTTGAGATATAAAATTAACACCATAGTTAACAAAACATGTTGACTTTTTTTGCATTTTAATGTTTTCTAACTTTGAGATATTATCAACACCATATTTTTCTATTATGGTACGTTTTGATTTTTCTTTAACTATATCGGATGATAACCCCCAACTAACACCATATTTACTTTTAAATGTGTTTATCTTTTTTTCTTTAATGGTATTATTTTGTGAAACATTATCAACACCATATTTTTTTTGTATTGTTTTTTTTGATTTTTCTTTAATATGATTAGATTTAAATACGTTATCAACTCCATATTTTTCTAATATGGTTTTTTTCCTCTTACATTTTTTACACATAAAATATTTTAAAGAATCATTTTTGTATAAAATATTATATTCTGATTCCGATTCTTCGCCACAAACATCACATTTCATTTTTATTTTATAATGACTACCTTTTGTTAACTCGTTTACATTTACATAAATTATATCCTTTATTTTTATATCATTATAAAAATAAATATAATGATTAATGTTTGATTGTGTTATAGTTATTTGAATCTTATCTGATACTATCATATTAATATATATAAATATATATAAGCTTTATCAAAATCAGAATAAACAATTCCAATGTAATTTTAGCAAAAAGTGATATTTTTTAATGAATATATAAAAGAAAAAATAATTAATATGAAACCTGACATGAAACCTGTCTTAATTATTGAACGTTGCATGGACGGACTTAAACCTTTAACAGAATCAGTTAAAAAAGATGATCCATTTATTTTAACGGGAGTATTCACAGAATTTAATATTAAAAATAGAAATGATCGTGTTTATACCGCAGAAAAATTTTTGCCACATCTTGACGAGATGTTATCTCGTAAAAATAAGCTGGGTGTAGTTTATGGGGAGTTCGACCATCCCGATGTTTTTGACACATCATTAGCAAGAGTTTCGCACACAATCGAAAATGCCACATACTTTAAAGAAGAAAATTTAGTAAGAGGTGATATTAGATTACTTAGTACTCAATGGGGAAAAGAAGCGAAAGCGTTGGTAAATGATGGTTGTCCTATTTTTGTTTCGTCTCGTGCTGCTGGAGTTACAGAATCAGATGGTACAGTAACAGTTAAAAAATTATTTACGTATGATGCTGTAGCTGATCCTGGATTTTCATCAGCTCGAATGGAAGTTAAATCCTTAAATGAAAGTTTAGGTTTTAATGAATCCGCCAACTTTAGGATATATGATATGTCCGATGAGTCAAAAATTAATGAATTATTTACTATGAACAACAATGAAGATCTTGTAACAAAAAAACAAATGATCGAGTATAGTAATTATCTAACCGAAGAAATTGAAAAATTTAAAGGATCAATTAACGAAGCTATTACAACTAAAAGCGAATATGATCCCAAAAAGTTAGAAAAAATGCTTGCTTACTACGAAAAACTACATGAACAACAAACCAAAATCGCAAAATATTTAGACTATCTTGCAGAAAAATTACAATTTGTTGTTAATGAAAACGTTGAGTTGAAAAAAACCACAACAAAATTAATTGAACATAACGATTATCTTGCAGAATCTATTGAAACTGTTGCTAACTATTCAGAATATTTAGCCGAAAACTTAGATAAATCTATCGATTATGGAAAATATATTGCAGAAACGTTAGATAAAAATATCGATTTTAGTGAATATATTGCAGAACATGTTGACAAAAACATTAAATACTCTGAATATCTTGCTGAAAATTTAGATAAATCTATTGATTATCAAGAATATATTGCTGAAAATTTAGATAAATCTATTGATTATCAAGAATATATTGCTGAAAATTTAGATAATTCTATCGTTTACTCAGAATATCTTGCTGAAAATTTAGATAATTCTATTGTTTACTCAGAATATATAGCTGAAAATTTAGATAATTCTATTGTTTACTCAGAATATATAGCTGAACATGTTGATAATAACATATCATATTCGGAATATATAGCTGAAAACTTGGATGATTCAATGGCATATTCAAATTATATAGCTGAAAGCTTAGATAGAACTATTGAAAAATCAAAATTACTTACAGAACAATTAAAAGATGGTAAAATTCTTGAAAACTTCGATTTTATAACTGAAGAAGAAGGTAAACCTGAAAACGTTGGTGGTTATTATGAAGCTCCATCAACTCCAACCGTTGATCAAACTGTAACCGCAGAAGTTGGTGAAGAAACTGGCGAAGAAACTGGCGAAGAAGTTGGTGCAGAAGCTGGCGAAGAAGTTGGTGCAGAATCTGGTGAAGAACTTGCAGAACTTCCAACTGAAACTCCTGAAGGGGAAGAACTTGATGACGAAGCAGGACTTGAAGGTGAAGAAGGTGTTGCAACAGAATTAACCCCAGGTGAAACCGTAGCAGTTGGAGACCAAACAGGTGAAGTATTAGCAACTAATCCTCAAACTGGTATTGTTGTTGTACAATTAGATACTCAAGAAGAACCAATTCAAGTTCAAGAATCACAAGTTACTAGACTTGGAAGTAAATTAAATGAAATTCAAAATTCATTAAAACAAAACTTAAATACATTGATCTTAGAAACTAAAAAAAGAAAAGCGTCTGAAAATGATCAACCCAATTTCTTATTGTTTTTAACCGAAAAAAGAAAACAAGCTTATTTTGCATTGTCAAACGAAGACAAAACTAAAGTAAAATTCGCACTTAAAGAGAGCGAAGGTAAATACACTAGTGAAGCTCAAGTTTTAGCAATTATGAATGAGGCACTTTCTCCAAAGAAAAAAACATTTAATGAATTATTACTTGATGCTATGCCATCAGATCTAAAACCAATTTGGGAAAAACTTGATACTAATATTCAAAATAATATTATATCAACTTCAAGATTATTCCCTAGTCTCGATTCAATACAAAAATTTGAGAGTTTTTGGTACTCACGTGATTTAGCTCGTTACACAAACGAAAAACCAGCAAAAACATTAATCACAGAAAATCATATTGTTGACAACTCTAAATTAACAGAGTCTCAATTAGATGTTTTCAAATCAGTATTTAATAAGTTAAATTCCTAAAATGGAAAAAAACGATATTTTTTTAAAAATATATAAAAATACTGAAAAGCAAAGACTCTAAAGGTCTTAAAAAAAATAAAATTAAAAATGCAAAATTTAATAATTGACACACAAAAAGCCACCATCAAATGGAAACCAGTATTGGAATCATTAGGTGTTAATGATCCACAAAGAATGAAGTGGATGGCTGAGTATGCTGAAATGCACTCACTTAATGAAAATGTTGCTTATGGAACATTAGGAAACATGAATGGTATGGGTAACGTTGTTGCCGCTCAACCTTCAACAACTCCAGGTCTAGTATGGGGTGATATGGGTTCTGGTACTGCTGGTGGTATTGGTTCTGGTGATATCGGACAAAACTTACTTCCAGTAAGTATGAAGATTGCCGCTCAAACTATCGGTTTAGACTTAGTAGCTGTAAAACCTGCATCTTCACCAAAAGTAGACATGCTTTTCGTAGATTTCAAATATGATAACTTAGCGGATTCTACTCTTAAAGATGAGAGACCAATTATGTTCTCTATTAATATTTCTGATGCAACAGCAAAAGCAAATTTAAACACTTACCTTAAAACTTCTATGGCTCTTAAATTAGACGCTAATGGACAACCAGTAAGAGAAAAAGTTGGTGGTTTAACCAATCCAATTTATGTTCACTTATCAGGTGGTACAGTGTCAACTCAAGATTCTGTAGCAACTACAACTGGTTTATATTTCGGTTTAGGTGGCAATCCAACAGCATCAGAAGTTAATAACTACGATCCAACATTAATTAATTATCCAGCTAATGGAACTACTCCTACAAATAATCCTAAAAAAGAGGGTTGGATGGAATTCTTAGGTTGGTCACGTATTAATGGTTACCCTATGTTTAGAGTATTCCGTCAATATAACACTGGCGCAAATAATGCTGGATTTGGTTTTATCAATGACAGAAACACTTTCCCAACAGCAGCATTTTCAATTGCTGAGATTTTAAATGATAATGGTGGTGCTGGTGTTAAAATGCAAGTTGCATCTGGTAATACTACACTTAATAACTTAACTTTAACTGGTGTTACTATCGAATTGGTATCATTACTTGAAGACCATATTCCTGGTTTTTCCGCAGGTTGGTATATGAACAAGCCTATGAATCGTCAAGAAGATGAACAAACTTATCCTAACGTTATTGGTCCTGATATTTTCACTAAAACTATCCAAGTTGGTGACGTTGAAATTAGTTCAGCTTTAAAGCGTACTCAAATTGAAGATATCAAAGCCGCAAC